ATGCCGACGCCGAAGCGCTACCAGTCCAAGGACGGGACGATCACTTGGCGGGTCCGATTCCGTGATGGATCGAGCAGCGCCTCGGAGACCTTCATCACCCGCAAGCACGCCCAAGACTTCTGTGATCTCGTGGCTGCTGCCGGGGGAGCGCGAGCGCGCGCGATCATCCGAGAGGCCGAGCCGGACAAAGTGCTCAAGCACACGGTGGGTGAGATCGTCGATCGGTGGTTCGAGTGGAAAGATGCCCGCTATGCCGACGGCCGGCCGAAGCGCGTCCGCAGCCCGTACACCCTCACGCGCTACGAGCAGCTGATCCGCCTGCACATCAAGCCGCACCTCGGCGACAAGCTTGCGAGCGTCGTCTCTGAGTCGGACGTGCAGGAGTGGATCGACAAGCTGACCGACAAGCTCGCGCCCAAGACGGTGATCGAGTGCCACTCGCTGCTGCACCAGGTCTACAAGTGGGCGAACGCGCCCTCACGCGGCCTCGCCGTGGTCGACCCGTGCACCGCCACCGATCTGCCAAAAGCTCACAGGAAGCGCGTCAAGGGCATCACGCCGGCCGAGTGGAAGGTCTTACACGAGGCCGCCCGCGAGGTCGACCCCGATGCAGCTGACCTCCTGCTGTTCCTCGTCTCGACCGGCTGGCGCTGGTCCGAGGCGGTGGCGGTGCGAGTGATGGATGTAGATGACCTCGGTGACGATGGCGTCTTCGTGAGCATGGGACGCGTCCTGCGCCGCGACGGGAACTCGTTCTACTACGCCGAGGATGAGGGCAAGAGCACCGCGGCGACCCGGCGGGTGAAGCTCGGCTCGGAAGCCGCGGCGATGGTCCGCCGTCGCATCGAGGGCCGGCCAGCCACGTCTCTCCTCCTGACGAATCGACGGGGGAGCAAGTGGTCGTACTCGGCGTTCCACTCCGACGTGTGGACCGCCACCAAGCTCAAGAGCGACGGCCCGCGCACACGCAAGCGCATCCTCCAGGTGGCACTTGAGAAGGGGCTCGATCGCGCACCGACGTTCGAGCTGCACATGCTCCGGCACACGCACGCGGTGCTGATGCTACTGACGGGGGAGTCCCTGGCGTCGGTGCAGAAGCGTCTCGGGCATGAGTCGATCGAGACGACGATCGGCACCTACGGGACCATGGTCGGCGATGTCACCGATGCCGGACTCGACAAGCTCGATGCGATCCTCGGGGGCACGGCCGAGATCAGTGGGATGCGGGCGCTGGACTAGGGCATCCTCGCCTCGCGGCGGTCGACCTCCTCGTCGATGAAGCACCGCTCGGCGTAGCTCATCAGGCGGAGACGATCCCGCACGGTGTGCACGTCGATGTGGAACCACTCCGCGAGCTCGTACTCGTCCTGAGACCAGAGTAGCGCCTCGATCAGGCTCTCGGTCGGCATGAAGCCCTCAGCAACCTCACGCTCAACGACGCGCTCTTCCTTGGCCTCGAGCTCGTCGTCATCCTCGACGCCGCCTCGGCGTAGGTGGATCAGCTCGTGGAACAGCACCGCTCGCCGCTGACGCTGACGCATGCCCTTCTTGAGCTTGATGGTCCGGGAGATGTGGCAGGTGTCGCCCAGCTTCCCGTCCGGCAGGTCATCCACGAACTCGATAGTCAGCAAGTCGAGTTCCCCTGCGAGCATCCATGGCCTGATCATTGTCGAACCGACCATAGAGGCGGTCACTGACAGTTACGTCGGATCGTCGGGCTCCTGGGGTCGGCGACGGGCCGCCGAGCGCTTGGCCTTCTTGGCCTCACGCTCGGCCCGCAGCCGCTCTAACTCATCGGGGGCGGGGCCTTCTGGCCCCGGCGTATTGGGGGCGGAGTCTCGTTCATCTCCGACCACCTCCTCGGGTAGGTATCGAATGTCGCGCAGCACCGCATCGAGCATCTCCCGGTAGGGCACGCGCACTTCCCTGGCGAGGCTCTTGATCAGCCATGCCTCAGGAAGTTTGGTGAGTCCGCGCGCCTTCCACGAGTTGATCGTCTGCGGCTTCGTCCCGGCCCTCTTGGCGATCGTCGCCTCGGTCACACCGGTGTCATCGATGTGCGCCTGGACGAGCGCCCAGATGTTCGGGACGTTGTTCATGCCGACACTCTCCGCTTCGGCCGATCCGGTGCGCAAGCGTCCCGTCGACCATTAGGTCTACCGGGAAACCGGTCCGCGATCGACGATTTCGTCTACCACAAAGTCATGCCCCATCCTGCCGTATCTGCAATGGCCGCAAGAAGCAGTATCAACCGGCACTTGACAGGCGTCTACCTACACCTGATAGATTATCCGCAGTTGGTTGACACCAAGCCGTCTACCAGGAGAGGATGAGAGGCAAGAAAATGGCTGCACGGAAGCGCCGCTGGCCCCAAGGAGTATGGATGCAGTTGACGTCGCCTCAGACGCTGAAGGCGCTGATGGAGCAGCGCAGCTTCAGCTATGACCGTCTCGCCCGATACGCGGGATGCTCGAAGTCCTTCATCAGCCACCTCGTAAAGGCACGCAAGAAGAGCTGCACGCCACGCATCGCCGAGAACATCGCGGAGGCGCTTGAGGTCCCCCTGGAGATCCTCTTCGTGCCCTCGATATCCGCTGACAGCGGACGTATCATCAAGCCCAATTCACGGAGCGCCGCATGACCAATCTCAGCGTCTTCACCTACACCGGCCACGCGGTCCGCACACTCGCGATCGACGGCGAGCCGTGGTTCGTCGCCGCGGACGTCGCAGTAGTGCTCGGGTACTCGGCCACTGAGGCCATGACCCGCTCGATGGACGCCGATGAAAAGGGTCTGCAAGTTCTGCATACCCCTGGCGGCGACCAGCGCGTGACCGTCATCAGTGAGCCCGGCCTGTACGACGCCATCCTCCGCAGCCGTATCCCCGGAGCGCAGGGGTTCAAGCGCTGGGTCAAGCACGACGTGCTTCCGACTATCCGCAAGACGGGGCGCTACGGCTCCGATGTCGAGATGCTCGCTGCGCTCCCGTCCTCCCAGCTGCTCCAGCTCGCCGCCGAGGCCGCCAAGCGGGCCGAGGAGTCGGAGGCCGCACTGGCGATCGCGACACCCAAGGCCGAGGCCTACGACGCGTTCATCGACGCGGACGGCACGTACTCGATCGGTGCCGTCGCCAAGATGGTGGGCCTGAGCCAGAACAAGCTCTTCGACAAGCTGCGCGGTGCGGGCGTCCTGATCTCCAAGGGCGCGATGCGGAACACCCCGTACCAGCAGTACATGCACCACTTCGCAGTCAAGGCGTATGAGTTCGAGCGCTCGAACGGTGAGCGGGGGACCAGCTACACGACTCGCGTCTTGCCGTCCGGCGTCGAGTTCATCCGGCGCAAGGTCGGCGCGCTTCCGGCCGGGAGCGATGCGGCATGAGCGCCCTCCTGACTCCCGAGCAGGTCTCTGACCTCCTCGGCGTGAAGACGCAGACGCTCGCGCAGTGGCGCTGGAGGAAGACCGGCCCGAAGTTCCAGAAAGTCGGCCGACTCGTCCGGTACTCGCCGGAAGACGTTGACCAGTGGCTCCACGAAGGAGGAGTAGCATCATGAAACATCGTGCACATGGCGACGGGGCCAGCCGCCCAACGACTGACCCCGCCTTGGTTGCACTGCCTGGCGGCAGTGGTGCGTTACTTGGACTCCTTGACGGTCGTCCTCGGGTGGGACTTGGCGTAACGCTCGGTCACGTACAGCCCGGTCACAGCGGACCTGTACTTCGGCGCACCACTGCCCCTCTTCTTGCTCGCCACCTCGATCACCTCCTCACGGTCGGTGGCTGTTCTACGTCAATTGTCCGGGATATCCCTACATCTACGGACATGACACGCCGAGGGGCACAAGATGTCGTGGTTGGGGGCCTCCGATGACCGCCACCCTCCACACCATCGAAGATGTGGCCGAGCACTTCGGCATCACGCCCGAGCAGGTCAAGCGTCGCTGCGTCGGGGTCAACCCCTGGCCGCACATGCGACCAGCCCGGAACCGCGCGAGCACGTGGCGGTTCTCCGATGACGACCTCGTTGAGATCGAGCGCCGCATCGCCCTCCGCAATCGCACGGTCGACGCGTGGGGCCGTGTTGGACGGAAGTCCGCATGACCTCCCCACCCCACGCCCTCACCACCCTCGCCCCCCGGACCTCTCCACGAGAGGACGTCGACGCCGATTTCGATGACGCGTGCCGTCGTCGTGACTACCCGGCGCTCCAGGCTCACCTCGCGCCGATGTCCAAGCGCGACGCCTGCGACAGCCTGAGCGTCCTCTTCCCGCACCTGTCGCGGCACTGGATCGTCCGGCACTTCGCCGAGCTGATGGCGATGAGCGAGGACGAGTTCTGGCGGCTGGAGTATCGAGATCCGACTGGCGAGGAAGCGTGCAGGCGCGTGATGGCGGGATGAGCTGGTTCCGCAGGAAGCCGAAGCCCCCGCCCGAGCAGTGGTTCGTTGAGGTCGTCTTCCAAGAGCCGGTGGAAGCCGCCTACCGATTCCCCAAGCCGATGAGCAAGCGTGACGCCTTGCTCTCCGCCGCAGAAATGAACGAGTCGAACACTCGCCTGATTGAATCCCTGCGCGGAAATCGTCACTGGTTCCGAGCAGTCAAGGAGGGGTCATGAAAAGCAAGGTCCCTGACGGCACCCTTGTCGTCACCCTCTTTGGGACGGTCCACGTGAAAGGCTCCTGCCCGAACGGTCGGGCCGCAAAGTGGCAGTGGGAGGGTCGCAACAACCTGCCCGGGGATGAGCCGTGCTCCGACTGCCTCCCTGACGGCTTGCCTGACCGCGAACCCCATCAGGTCACGAACGAAGAGAGAGCTCGACTCGCATCCCTTGCCGGCGTCGAGTCCCTCGAGGATCTCAGGGACTGACCCCCACCACCACCTCCCCCACCCCAGCCCGCCCCGTCACCCCGACGCGGCGGGCTTCCTTCTACCCGACCCCAGGAGGTCGACATCATGACGAGCAAGGCGATTCACTACGGAACTGGCGGCAAGGCGCAGAAGATGCCCGGCTGGTTCTCGTGGCGTCACCAGACCAGGGACGCCCACGACGCAGCACGCGAGCGCTACTTCGCTACCCGTGCCACCGCCAGGGCACGGACCGCACGCCGAGAGCGACGGACCTCATGACCCGCCGCGACTTCCACATCCTGACCGCCGTGATGGTCGCGTTGGCCGTGATGATCCTGGCCGCGATCGCCGGACTGTCCAGTGTCACCTACGACCGCGGCGTCGACTCCGGCATGCGCGACCTGTGCGGCGAGATGGGCGGGACGTGGACGGCGAACGAGCACGGGGAGTACTGCCGATGATGACCCCCACCCTCCTGGACTTCCTGCGCACACTGCCGGGTCGCTGCCATGAGTGCGGTCATCACGCCGAGGTCCAGGGTCACGAGAGGTCGTGCTCGAAAGCCAGCGAGCCGTTCGACCGGGCAACCGAGGGAATGGCACGCACGGTCGCAGCTCACCCGGACGACGCGGCGATCGTGGACAAGGCGATCGAGAGCGCATGTCGGGCGGGCATCGAGTTCAGCGCGAACGACTTCCGGCACCTGACGGATCAGATCTCCGAGCCGAACGTCATCGGCGCCCGCGTTCGCGCATGGGCAGCCGCCAAGAAGATCGTCAACGTCGGCTACGAGCCGAGCAACCTCCCGGGCACGCATGCCCACCGAATCGGACGCTATATCGCGGCCGGAAAGAAGGCAGCATGAGGAACCGAGACTTCATCTACCTCGGCATCTATCTCGCCGTCATTGCCGGAGTTGTCGGCGGAATCAATGCGGTGCTCTTGGCGGTCTCGCCATGACCGCCCGTGACGAGCTGATCGAGGTCGACAGCACCACCACCCAGCTCATCGGCTTCCTCGTCGACCTGCTCACCAAGGAGCCACCACAGGACGCCGGTCATCACCCGTCGATGGAGCTGCACGAGCGCGTCGGTGCCGCATGGGCCGAGTGGGACAAGCAGGTCCACGGGCTGCGGACCCTCATCGGCGCCCGGCTGACGAATCGCGCGATCGAGCAGCTCACCCCCACGTCACGCGGCACCAGCTCGTGACCCCCGCGCCGCCGTACCGACCACACCGGGCGGCGGCCACCACGTAGAGAGGAGCGACGCCATGCCGCGACGTATTCAACGCAAGCGCGAGAAGGGCTGGCGCATGCCCGAGGGAGCCGTCTATGTCGGGCGACCGACGCGCTGGGGCAACCCGCTCACCGAGCTCATGATGCGGCGCTGGAAACCTGAAATTCAGGACCATCGAGCGTTCGCCGCCACCTACTTCCGAGAGACGGTCGGCAATGGCGTGATCGGGGGAGGGCTTGGTGAGCGGCACGTCTGGAAGTCCCGGCCGGGCGACTGGTGGATCGACTGGAGCTATCCGGACTGGTCGACCATTCGAGCCGAGCTGCGTGGTCGTGACCTCGCTTGCTGGTGCCCGCTCGACCAGCCGTGCCACGCCGACGTGCTGCTGGAGATCGCAAACGAGTGACCTCCCGCCCCCACCCCACCATCCACATCCAAGCCGCCCTCGTGGCGGCTTTTCTCATTCAGGAGCACCCATGGAAGCCACCACCGAGCACCTCGAAGATCTCAAGAAGCGTCGAGGTGGGCACGCCTTCAACGCCTGCAAGTCCCTACTGGAGGGCCGCGAGATCGACGCCCTCAGCCATGCCCGATACGCCGTGGAGACCGACGACCAGATCGAGGAACTCGTCAGCGCCATGCGCGCCGAGATGAGCTTCGGCGAGGACCGACCATGAGCGCCGATCGCCTGCGTGAGGCGGCAAGGGTGCTGCGGGAGGTCGTCTCGGCGTCCAGTGATGGACGCTGGGTCGTGAGCAAGGGCTCGCCCAGTGACTACGAAGCCAGCATTGCCCTGCCAGATCAGCCCGATGACGTATTCGGCGACGTCGCTGATGTCTGGATGGCCGAGGACGCCACCTACATCGCCACCATGTCACCGCCCGTCGCGCTCGCAGTGGCGGACTGGCTGGATGCCGAGGTCATCGAATGCGAGGCGCTCGTCCGCCATCGAATCACCGACGGCTCGGGCATCCCTCATCGTGACGCCGAGCGCGAAGTCTTCCGCAATCACCCGGCCCTCACCGTCGCCGACGCGATCTTGGGGGCGTCATGACCACCGACCCCGCCATCGACGCACTGATCGACCGACTCCACGCCGTGCTCGATGACCACCACCACACGATCAAGGAGCTGTACCGATGACGTACACGCCGAAGGCATGCCCCCACTGCGGCAGGACCTTTGAGCCCAAGAGCAAGTCCAACTGGCACAGGCAAAAGCACTGTTCACGCCGGTGCGCCGGCTTAGCCGCGAGCGCTCGGCGCGACTACAGCGGCAAGCGAAATCCGAAGTGGAACAACGGCATCAGCCGCCATCCACTGAGGGACATATACAACGAAGCCAAGCGGCGATGCGAGAACCCGTCACACCCGCGCTACGCCGACTACGGGGGGCGGGGGATCGCGATGTGCGACCGCTGGCGCGACGACTTCTGGGCGTTCGTGGCGGACATGGGCCCCCGGCCGGAAGGCACCGGACCCAGCGGCAGACACCTCTACAGCCTCGATCGAATCGACAATGACGGACCCTACTCGCCCGAGAACTGCCGTTGGGCTACCTACTCCGACCAGTCAAAGAACCGCCGGACATCCGGATGGGAATCACGCGACCGCAATCTGGATGGGAAATTCGCATGACCTTCATTTACGTAGACACGGAAACCACCTCCCTGGACCCCAGCAAGGGCGAGATCTGGGAGCTGGCGTATGCCATCGACGACGGCGAGATCTTCGCCGACTTCCTGCCGCACGATCTCATGCACGCCCAGCCTGCCGCACTGCGCATCGGCCGATACCTGGACCGTGTGCCAGATGTGATCCAGGGCCGCTCCTCGGCGTCTACGCCGTTCGAGACCGAAGCCATGAGGGCGATGAAGGGCGCCACGATCGTCGGCGCCAACCCGGCCTTCGACACGAGCTTCCTCCGCGCTCGCTGGGGACGCGCACCGTGGCATCACCGCCTGCTCGACATCGAGACTTACGCGATGCCCGCGTTCGGGTGGGACGAGCCGCGCGGGCTCAAGGACGTGGCCGAGGCGTGCAGGCAGCTCGGGGTCGAGATCCCCGAGCCCGACCACACCGCAGCAGGTGACGTCGCGACCGTTCGCATGTGCCACCAGGCCCTGAGCGACTGGTATCGGAGGCAGCTATGACCCCCGACCAGCTCACCGCCGCCATCACCACGCTGGTGATCATCCTCGCGGTCGGAGCCCTCGCGACCGTCGCCTGCTACGTCGAGCGGGTCGAGTGGGTGCAGCGGGCGATGGACTGGTGGATGGGGGGCGGGGAGTGAAGCACTGGTTCAGCTACACCCACACCACCGCCGGCACCATCGCTAACTGCCACTCGTGTCACCAGGGACTCTGTGACCCGACCAGCGAGGACGAGGCGCAGGAGTCGGTGCGGCACCACATGATCGAGGTCCGGCGGTGGGTGGCGTGAGTAATTCCTCCCTCGGCCGCGCATCCGAGTACAAGGTCGCGCGGTTCTTCGAGGCGCACGGCTGGGAGCTGATCGTCCGGGCGGCAGCGAGCAAGGGGCCGGCCGATCTGATCCTCGCGCACGAGGTCCACGGGTTGGCTCTCGTACAGGTCGGACGCACCAGCAAACGTCTCGACCCCGCCGACCGTGAGCGCCTATGTCACGCCGCCGAGCTGTGTCACGCGATCCCGTTACTCGCTCAGCACATCCCGCGACAACCGATCGTCATCCACCACATCAACCGAGGCCCCGCGAGTACGTGGGGCCGTTTTCATTTGGAGGGGCAGTGAAGCCGTACTACGAGGACGACTTCGTGCAGCTATTCCACGGGGATTGCCTCTCGATCGACGAGTGGCTGCAGGCCGATGTTCTTGTGACTGATCCGCCGTATGGGATCAGCTACAACTCGCACTCGCGCCGCTTGACCGTCGCTGCTCGAATCCGAGGGGACAACGACACCTCAATCCGCGACAAGGCGATGGCGCGCTGGGGTGAAGGGCGCCCGGCGGCGGTCTTTGGGACCTGGAAAAGAGAGCGGCCGAAAGGGGTCCGAGCCCTGCTCGTTTGGGACACCAAGGGGGCGCTCGGAATGGGCGACACGTCGATCCCCTGGAAGCCGTCACACCAAGAGATATACGTCATCGGAAAGGGCTGGCACGGCAGGCGCGGCACCGATGTGATCCGGTGCGCGCCAGTGCAGTCGCTCGGTTACAGCGGTCGCCTCCACCCTCACCAGAAACCGGTCGAGCTCATGGAGCACCTCATCGAACGAGCACCTGCAGGCACCATTGCCGACCCCTTCTGTGGATCAGGCTCCACCCTCGTCGCCGCAAAGGCCCAGGGCAGAAGGGCGGTGGGCATCGAGGAGGACGAGAGATACCTCGAGGTCGCCGCCCGCCGCCTATCCCAAGACGTCCTCGACTTCGGAGAACTCGCATGACAGACACCACCCCACACTCACCCGACCCGCACCAGGTCGAGATGAAGACCCACCGCCGACCAGCAGGACTCGACCCCCGCTTCCGTGCCGTCTGCACATGCGGGGACACCTCGACCATGACCGACATCGAGACGGCGCGCGAGTGGAGAACGGCACACTACGCGGCGACGAGACCGAAAGGGAAGACGGCATGACGGGACCGCTGCCGGGCTCGCCTGAGCACCGCCGACTCGTCACCGCATCCAAGGCCGCCGCGATTCTCGGACTGTCGCCATGGCAGTCGCCGTACTCGCTGTGGTGCGAGATGAAGGGCTGGACCGAGCCCGACGAATCCAACATGCAGCAGCGACGCGGCCATTACCTGGAGCCCGCGATCCTCGCTTGGTGGCGCGACCAGCACGAAGGCCAGATTGACACATGGATCGAGCAGCAGTGGTACCCACACGAGGATTGGGCCGGCTGCACGATCGACGCCGGATGTTCGCTCAATCTCCCCGATCGCGAATACCAGGTCCTGGTCGAGGCCAAGTCCGCATCCGGCATGGACGAGTGGGGGGCGCCGGGCACCGACGAGATTCCGGCGTACTACCTCGCGCAGGTCTACTTCCAACTGGCGATTACCGGCGACGAGCGCTGCTACGTGCCCGTCATCGGCCCGTACCTGGAGTTCTCCGAGTACGTGGTAGAGGCAGATCAGGAAGCGCAGCAGGCGACCCTCGCAGCTTGCCGGAGGTTCTACGACTCCCTCAGTCAGGACGAGCCGCCGACCCTGGATGCGCACCCAGCGACGTATGCCACCGTGCGCAAGCTCCATCCCGACATCGAGGACGCGACCATCGATCTCGACCGGGACATCGCGCATGAGTACGTCGCCGCGTCACTCGACCTCAAGGCCGCGACTGAACGCGAGCGGGCCGCCAAGACCGTCGTACTCGACGCGATGGGCACAGCCAAGTCCGCCACCAGCGCCGGGACCAAGATCGCCCGCCGACAGGCATCCAAGCACGGCATCAGCCTCGTGCGCACCGCCAAGACCACCGACAACCTCGCCCCCATGGAGGACGCATCATGACCGAGATAGAACTGCACGCCGGAGGCAACGAGCTGGCGCAGCAGATGGACTACGCACGGGCAGTCAGCTCTGGCGATCTGCTGCCGCAGGCGTACCGGGGCAAGCCCGCGAACGTGCTCTTGGCGATAGGACTCGGGCAGTCGATGGGACTGTCGCCGGCCGAGTCCCTCTATCGCATCGACGTGATCCAAGGTAAGCCGACCGCCTCAGCCGAGTTGATCGCCGCGAACGTTCGCAAGGCCGGACACAAGCTCCGCGTCCGGGTCGACGACCAGGCCGTGTCCGCCACCGCCACGATTATCCGCGCTGACGACGAAGGCTACGAGCACACCGTCACCCGCGACCAGGCATGGGCGAAGCAGATGGGCCTGCTGAACAAGGACAACTACAAGAAGCAGCCCACCACCATGCTCCAGTGGCGAGCGATCACCGCCGTGGCCCGGCAGGCATGCCCCGAGGCGCTCTACGGCGTCGCCTACACCCCTGACGAGATGTTCGACCTCCGCGACGAGCGACCAACCCCCGCGGCCACCACGGGCCGCGACCGGCTCATGCAAGCCGCCGCCGAAGCGGTCCCCGAGCCCGAGCCAACGCCGGCCCAGTCGGTCGCCATGATGACCAAGGCCCAGCAGGGCAAGGTCTTCGCGCTCCTCGGTGAACTGGGAGTGGAGTCCGACGAGCAGCGGCGCGCCGGGGCATCGCAGGTACTCGGCCGCGACGTCACCTCGTTCACCACCATCACCAAAGCCGAGGCCGCTCGGCTCATCGACAGCCTCGAGCAGGCCGTCGGTACACAGCAGCCCTCGGAAGACGACGAAGTCGTCCAGGGAGAGCTCGTGGACGAGGAGACCGGCGAGGTCCAGGGATGACCACCCGCGCCATCGAGGACTACTGCCACCGGTGCCCGTTCAACCCGCCCGACATCTGCGCGTCATGCCCCGCGCGGGATGGCGTGATGGACGGGCAGATGACGATCGACGAGGAGGAGACGTGAGGCGCACATGCCAGCGCTGCGGAAGCACCCACAAGGGCCGTCACGACGACTGCCAGGCGTGCCGGATGCAGGACGACATCAACGCGCGGCTCGACGACCCCGAGATCGCATTGAGGGGTGGTGACTGGGTGCTCGATCGCGGCATCAGGAGATGGCGACCACGTGCGGCGATACCTGCACCGAGATCATCGCCGCCAAGACGTCAACGACAAGATGCTCCACACTCCACGAGCGCCCCGAGCAAGGGCGCTCTTTGCGTCTGCGGATGTCTGATTCTCCCGGGCGAGGACTGTCCTTCATGCCGAGCTTGGGCGCGCGACGACGAGCGGCGATGGGCTCGACATCACGATCACGGACCACTGATCGTCGGTCAAGCGCACGAAGATCAGGAGCACGAACGACCACGATTGGAGGCTGCGTGAATGCCATACCTGAACATCGACGACGGGTTCGCCGACCACCCGAAGGTCGATGACCTCAGCGACGGTGCGTTCCGACTCCACGTCGCGGCGCTCTGTGCGTGCGCTAAGGGGCAGACCGACGGCTTCATCAGGAGCCACAAGGTGCCCCGCCTGACGCACAGCTACCGGCCGACGCTCGTGGTCGAACTCGTGGAGGCGGGGCTCTGGCACGAAGCCGACGACGGGTGGGATATCCACGACTTCCTCGACTGGAACAAGCCGAAGTCCTGGTGGGACGAGAAGCGGGCCAGGGACGCCGAGCGCAAGGCCAAATGGCGCGAAAAGAAGGTCACCGACAGGTGATGTCACGCCGTGACGGACGCCGTGACGAGACGCGTGACGGACGCCGTGAGTCACAGGTGGAGTCACGCCGTCAGTCACAACGTCCGTCACGCTGCTCCAGACCAGACCAGACCAGACCAGAAGTACTTCTTCTTACGTCTTCTTGTTGGTCAATCACCTTGTCCCTAATCGTCACTTAAGTGACGCGCGAGACCCGATCGGAGGAACAACAGATGATCTCGCGTGACGAAGCGGACCGGATCGCTGACGCGATCCAGGCCCTCCGCCCCAACTGGAACCGACCTCAGCTCATGGCCGTCATGGGCGACGACCGCATCAGGCTCAGGCGACAACCCAAGGACGTCGCCGCAGCACTCTCGTGGCTCGCTCTCGACGCCGACACCAGGCAGCCCACGAGGCTGTTCGAGGCCGGCCCGTGGTGGGCGACGACCGACCCGCCAGGATCACCACCGAAGTACCGAGCCACCGACCCGACCGACTGCGCCATCTGTGGTCGACCTCGCGGTGGATGCCTCGACCGAGACCACGAGTACGAACCACAGCGCGCCCGAGGACAGGGCGTGCCACGATCGAAGGAGGAGGCATGACATGGACCGCGAGGCGATGTTGAGGTTCATGGCGCTTGTGCACGACATGGCGGCTGCCAAGCACCGGCTCAGCGCATCACTATGCCGAGCGCAAATCTCGGTTGAGCGCTTCGTCGCCGTGATGCGGGAAGCCGATCGGCACTGTTTCGCCGAGATGGTCCGTGAGCACCCGGACCTTGGGTACCTCGATGCGCAGCTGGATGGTTTCTACGTCGAGCCGCCCACCGCGTAAACCCACCCCCACCCCACGCCCCGAGCCACACCGGCCGGGGCGTTTGTCATGCACGAAAGGAACGACCCATGAACACTCACCGACCCCCCTGCATCAACGGCGAGCATTGCGGCGAGGCTGCGCACTGTCCGCCGCAGACCAACCCCGCCGAGGAGATCTTCCTCAAGCAGGCCGGCATCAGTGACGTGGCCGAGTTCAAGGCCGCCGGTATCCAATGCGCGATGTCGGGCCTCACGGCCGCGGACCTGACCCGTATCGCTGCCGCCCATGCTCGTGGCGATCTGGTGATCCCGGACGACCCCGAGGCCGCCCCCGACCTGTCCCTGATCCCGTCGTCACGGGAGGAGGCGCGCCCGGTCGAGGTGAACGGGGTGGTGGTCACGTGCTACCAGAAGGGTGGATGGCTCTGGCTCTTACTCGGGGGTGGTATCCATGTCTATCGCCATGTCTGGGCCGACAGCGTCACCTCCGTCCGCCCCGTGACCATCCTGGCCGACGATCAGGTGGCGGTGTCGAGGGAGCTGATCGAGCGGGCGAAGGCGTGGACCGAGGGGACCTCGTGGTCCGACCGGGGACCGATCTACGAGATCCTCCGCTACCTCGCCGCGGTGGATCGGGGTGAGGATCATGGCTGAGGCCTGGGCCGACCGCCATGGTGACCTGTGGACCCTGGGTGATGACGGCTTGCTGCACACGCCGGAGACGGCACCGTTCACGCGGGAGCATGTCGAGAAGAAGTGGGGACCACTGCGGCCGACCACCTCCGACCCCACGGGGCCTGACGACCGGGGGTACCAGGTCGTCGTGTCGGCCTTCGGGCTCGATGGCGCTGCGGAGAACCGACTGTTCGATCGTGTCGCGAACGCAGCCCATGCATGGGACGAGCAGGTCACCGTGCATGCCCGCACCTCGCGCCCGGTCATGGTGAGCGAGGAACAGTCATGACTTGCTCCGCTGCGGGATGTGATCGCAAGGCGTACTGCCGAGGTCTCTGTGACCCGCACTATCGCCAAGCCCTCAGGAATAACGAGCTTGCGAGGGTAGTCCGTACCGTCGCGCCTTGTGCGGTTGACGGCTGCGACAAACCTTCGCGCCGACGCGGGTGGTGTGAGACTCACGCTCGACGCTGGTACGAGCACGGCCATGTCGAGGACACGCGTCGTCCACCCACATTCGGAGAGACGGCGCTGGAGGTCTTCGAGAAGCAGGTTGATCGGACCGAGACCTGCTGGCAATGGACCGGAAACGTAACCGGGCGCTATGGGCGACTGAGCTTCAAGGGTGCCGACACCCAGGCTCATCGCTGGTCCTACGAGCACTTTGTCGGCCCGATCCCCGATGGCTTGGAGATTGACCACACCTGCGAGAACACGCGTTGCGTCAACCCGGGCCACCTTGAGCCGGTCACGGGGCGCGAGAACGTGCGCCGCTACCACGAACGAAAGCGAGCAAGAGCATGAATATCAGCGAGGAAGCGATCGAGGCGGCAGCGCAGGCGATCTACGAGGCGCACGAATTCCCTCTGCACACCCAAAAGTCGTGGTCGGAGATGGCGCAGTCCTCGGACCGTGCCAATCGCTACCGAGTGGCACGTGACCGGGACTACGCACGCGCTGCCATCACCGCCGCCCTCCCATACCTCCAGAGAGCCTGAAATGACAGCGATTTCTGATAGAATCGAAACGGCTCCGAAGGGCGCGCCAACGCCACTCCGGAGCCTGACCCACACGGATCGACTACACCGATCGGAGGGCTCCATGCAGCCTACCCTGACGACCTCTGACGTTGAACGCTTCTGGCGGCAGGTTGACCGAACCGAGTCATGTTGGCACTGGACCGGCACGATCAACCCAGATGGATACGGCCGGATCGGCATGAAGATCGATGGTCGCTGGCGGACACTCGCTGCACATCGAGTCTCGTTGCTGATCGCTGGTGTCGAATTGATCCCCGGCAGGGTTGTCGATCACATCTGTCGAGTGCGCCGGTGCGTGAATCCGGAACACCTTCGTCAGTTGACTAATCGAGACAACATCTTGGCCGGAGTAGGCGCGACGGCCATCAATGCTCGGAAGACGCATTGCAAGCGCGGTCACGAGTACACGCCAGAGAACACCTATCAAGGAAATCGCGGCCGTGAGTGCCGCGAGTGCAGGGCGAACCGGATCAAGGCGCGCAGCCGACTGCGCCGACCATGTCCGGAGTGCGGGGTCGAAATCAGCGCGAACCACATGTCCAAGCACATAAAGCTGATTCACGGAAAGTCGAGGGTCGGGTCATGACTGAAAACCTCCCGCATCTATCCAGCGGCCAGAGCGAGGCGGACATCCGGGCCGAGGCGCTGCGAGAGGCGGCCAAGACCTTGAGCCACTGGTTCCAGGCCGACAGTGTTCCCGCGCCGATGGTCAAGCAGAAGCTCTATGACCTCGCCGCCATTGCCGAACGGGGTGACGTCCAGTGATCAGCATCGACATCGAGAAGCTGCGGCAGATCGCGGAGGAGCCCATCTACGGCGGCATCGGTCGAGAGCAGCTGACCGCGCTGCTCGGCGAGGTCGCCTACCTCCGCCGAGTTCTCGGCCTCCGCACCGAGGCGCTGAACCGGGTGGTCGCCCAGCTGGACGAGCTGCGCGGGGTGGTCGAGCGGCTCATGTTCCTGATCGAGCGCGAAGACCATGAGGCGTGGAAGGCGGAGATTCTAGAGCCTGGCCGTGACTCGCGGCTCACGAGTGACGCCAGAAAAGTTCTCGCCGCCCTCCTCCCCGACACCCCCACTACCGACGAACGGAGCACGACATGAGCGGCTACGTGGTCGCCTTCCACCCCGACTTCACGATGATCGTGGAGGCGATCGGTCCGTACCGATCACGCGAGCGGGCCGAGCAGTCGTGTGAACGACTGACCGCTGCCATCGACAGCTACGGACCAGCCGAGAACATGCCATCGCGGACCCCGCATGTCGTGATGCTGATGACCGAGCAAGAGGCGATCAGCGAGTACGGAATCGACGACGAGGAGGTGAAGTCCGATGGCTGAGGTGCGCAGCGTCAAGAGTCACGACATCAGTCGACTCGAAATCGCCATCCGTGAGATTCGCGCCTACGGGGTTGGCCAGACGGATCGGATCGAGCACGACCTCGACAGGCTCCGCGCTCACCGGCGGGCCACCGTGGCATTCGCGGAGCGGATGAAGCTCGGATCGGCCCTCGCCGACCACGCCGAGTCGGTTATCGGCTGGCTGATCGAGAACGGCTGGACGCCACCACCGGACACGTTCCTGATGGACGAACCCACCGAGGTTGAGGTTGATGAGGACGAGGCCGATGGCTGAGGACAACTTCATCAGGGAGACGCGATGACCGGGCAGGAGTACACGCCGACCGAGCGGACCTACGGGCACGGATCGATCACTCTCACGCATTACCCGAGCAGCGGACGAGTCGGCGTTGTCCAGCGCGGCACCAACGCCGTGATGGACGTATACGAACTGATGCAGTTTCTTCGGGAGTCTGGGGTCCTGGCCGCCCACGACGAGCAGATCAGGGCCGAGACCAAGCGGGCCGAGCGGAAGAGGTTTCGCGCTACCCGAGAGACCTTGGAGAGCCTGAATCGCAACCTTGAGCGGGAGGTGAAGAATCTGCGACCCGAGATCGCGGCACTGCGGAACATGGCCGAGGCGCGTGATCTTCACGTCACAGGCTGGCCCGCCGCCTACGACTGGATGCACGTCGAGTCCGGCAGGGTGCCACGGATGTCGTGCGTGTCCGTCGCCGAGCCGATCGAGGAGCAGGCATGACCACCATCGCGATCGTCATCCTCGCCGCCATCATCGCCGGCACACTCGGTGGACTCGTCGGCATCGGCATCCTGCGCGTCATCGCGTGGGTCATCTACGAGAGGAAGCCATGAGCGACGAACTGCTGAATCGACCGCCTGGTCAATGTCGCTGCAACGCCTGCACCAACCCTGAACCGCCCCGGAAACCGACCGGGGCGGTTCGGCGTTCCGGGGGCGATGGGCCTGGGGATCGACTGGGGAGGTGGGGGCGATGACGCCACTCGAAGAGCTACACGAGGCCATCGTGAAGTTCGCCCGCGAGACGAGCGACTGCGAAGAGGGCTGCTCGGTGATCGTGCCGACGGCGGTCGTCACCTGGGAAGAGCTTCACTTCGCTGACGGCGACCAGGCCAACCGATTCCGGTACTCACAGACCGGCGACTCGATCTCCATGTCAAGTGCGATCGGGCTTCTCGACCTCGGCAAGTCGAAGGTCACCGACGACATCTTGGGCGGCGATGACGATGAGTGACGTCGAGGTGATCGTCGCGTACTGGGGCGGCCGGCATCGCGTGGAGTGCCCGCGGCATCCGAACCGACTTGTGGGGTCGGCGAATACGCGGCAAGGGGCTGAGCAGATCAAGGAGCAGCACGAGATGGAGTGTCGACCAGAGGAGGACGCATGACGGAAGTAAACATCTGCCAGGCGGTGATGTGCGACCGACCAGTGCACGATGGCTGGTACGTCTGCAAGCCGTGCGGCGACAAGTTCGAGCGCGAGGTGCTCGCCGAGATCGAGTGGCTCATGGAGGACATCGAGAACGTCGTCACCGGACAGACTCGATACGTCACCCAGTCAGCGAGCAAGTCGGCCGAGACGCCCCTCGTCGTCAACCTGACGGCCAGTGACGCCCGTGATGCGCTGACCATTGCGCTCGACTCGGCGGCCAGGATGATCGCCGAGGAGAACTCCTGGGAGATCGACTGGTCCGATGCGAGAGGTGCCGCCAGGATGCTCATTCGTCGCATCTCGGCGATCAGACTCCACCCAGCCGGCGGCCAGATCCTCGACGAGATCGGCCGCTACTTCGCGGGAGCCGTGTGGGTCTGTGACCGACCGGCAGCCAAGCAGTACCTCGGCGACTGCAACGACCTGTGGCAGCAGGACGTCATGTGCCCTGGGAAGGTCTACGCGCGCCAGGGACGGCACGAGGCGCGCTGCGATACCTGCGGGTCCGAGTGGGAGGCCGAGAAGCTGCGAGAGCGGAAGCTGGCCGAGCTCGACGGCATGTGGTGCACGGCGTCGGAGATCGCACAGCTCGTGACTTACCTCGGCCTTCCGTTCGATCGCAAGAAGGTGCGCAAGCGCATCAACCAGTGGTCACATCGCGAGCAGATCGAGTCACGCGTGGACTGGCGCGAGGGCGAGACGAGGTACAAGTTCGGAGAGGTCCACGTTCGACTCCTCCAAGACGTGAACGACGCGGTGGCGTGATGGGGAACAAGCACACGCGTGCCAATAGGTCGATGAGCACGAAGGACCGCGTGAGAGTCCACAACAAGGGACTCGCTCACAACCAGGCTCGCAATGGCGATCTGTGGCTGACGAGGACGTGTCAGCTTCCCAACTGTGACGAGCGAGCGATCCGTGACCGAGACGGCGATTCCCTTGGTGTCTGCTTCGATCACGGGATCGCCATCTGGGACTACCTGGATGAGCACCGTGCGACCGACATCCTCGAAGAGATGCGCATGCTGCGGAGGCTCAGGGCGGCGCAGGACGCCGAAGATGAGCGGCGTCGAGTCGAGAGCATCAGGCAGGCTCCGGGCTGGATCTACTACGTGCTGGTCGGAGACCGCGTGAAGATCGGATACTCGGTAGATGTCAAGAGGAGGCTCAGGGCATACCCGCCCGACTCGCCACTCCTGGCCGTGCATCCGGGCACGAAGCAGCTTGAGTCCGAGATGCACGAGAAGTTCGCCGGGAGTCGTGCGGCAGGGCGCGAATGGTTCCTCGACACCCCGGAGATGCGTCAGCACATCGCGGAGGTGGTCAGTCAATTCGGAGAGCCTGACCGGGCCAGGCTCGAGCACCGAGGACGAGGGCCGAGTATGCAGCGCGCGAAGCCGACCAGCCGTGGCTATCGGTGGTCCTAGGTGACACGCGTTGACTGACGCTTGCAAGCGGTAGCGGCGTCTGTCACCATAGAAACGCAGCGGATGCTGCATCCCAAAAACCCGGCCAGCGAGCCGGGTTTCGTCATTTCACAACAACCTCCCCCGCTTGCCGCGTGCAGCGCACTGGGGATGGCGGGAGCACCGGAGACGTCCGGCACGCACCGTCACGCCGAGCCCCGGCGGCGGGTCATCTGGCCGGGGCGCTGCCGTGTCACCACGGCGAGTCCTCATCGTCTGCCCGTGGGTGGCGAGCGGATCTACCTCGGACGGCCTCAGGCCCACGCCGGGGGACACGGGCATGACTTCAGGAGTCGGGCTGCTGCCAGTGGAGTTCTGGCTCACCGGTGCACACGAGGTGACTGCCCATGGGCTGCCAGTTGCCGGCCCAGTCCTGCACCTGGAGCCGACGCCTGACCAGTGGGGCGTTGCAGGCGGTGCAGGTCAGCTCGGTGGGCGAGTCGGTGTGTCGCGTGTCCATCACCTCAGGCTAGGCCAAGGCGGTGACACCGGATGGCGATGCGGGTGTGTGCGGAGTCGGGGTGTCCTGCCCTGACTACCACCACCCGCTGCCCTGTCCATACCCGGAAGCGGGACAGGGCGAGGGGCACGAGTACCGAGCGGGGGTACGGCTCGGACCATCGGCGGCTGCGCACTGAACTGCTGCCCGCGGCGCTTGGCAAGCCGTGCCACTTCTGCGGAGAGCCGATGCTCGCTGGACAGTCGCTCGCTCTCGACCACACCGAGGACCGATCCGGTTACCGAGGCATCGTCCACCTGTCGTGCAACGCCGCCGATGGTGGGCGTCGAAGCCACAACTGAACATCGAAACGAAGGGACCCCGCGAGGCTGCAACCTCCGGGGTCCTGGTCATTCCCAAGGAGGGGAACGACATGGCCCAGCGTACATGCGCCCACTGCGACGGACCGCTACCCGACACGGCAGCCACCGGCCGCCCCCGCAAGTATTGCACCCGCCAGTGCCTCAGGGCAGCCACTCGGGACAGCCCGACCAAGACCTGCACGCACCCTGGATGCGAGCGCGCCATGCGGGCGAAGGGCCTGTGCTCGACGCACTACAACCAGCGCTACATCCCCGACAGGCACCCCCGAGTGGAGGTGCCGTGCACGGTGTGCGGGGCGACTGTGGTCAGGGCACGCGACTCCCGTCGACTGCCTACGTGCTCGGTCACCTGCCGGACCCTGTTGCAGCACGGCGTCCTGTCCGGGGTCGACCACTATGACTGGGCATGTGATGCCCAACGTCGAGCACTGCGCCTCGGTGCGACAACTGCGCACCGAGTGGAGCGCGATGACATCCTCAAGGGCGATGGCTGGCGCTGCTACCTATGCCACATCGACACGCGTATCGCGACCTCGCCCTTCGACCCGCGCAGTGCGACTGTTGATCACGTCGTGCCGATCAGCAAGGGCGGTCAGCATGTCCGCGAGAACCTGCGCTGCTGCTGCCTGGGGTGCAACTCATCGAAGCAGGCCCTCCTGATCGATGAGCTGACGGCCTGACCCCAGGGGGTGGCCCCTCCCCGGGCCGCGCCTCTCCGACCGCCGGGGAGGGCTCTAAAAGGTGCGGAGGGTCAAAACATCCGTCGGCCGGCGCGATGCCGGTCGACCTGCCCGATGCGGCGCGATGCCGCTGAGGAGTGATCAACATGGCTCGTGGGGGACATAACCGTTCTGGGCCGCAGCCCCAGGAAGGCTCGGCCCGCAGTGATTCGCGGGGATACTCGCTGACCGCACTGCCGGCCGAGGGGTATCAGGGTGCGATTCCGAGATACCCCCTGCCGGACGCAAACGAGCGCGAGATCGAGGTCTGGGAGCAGGCTTGGCGGACACCTCAGGCCTGCGCCTGGTCGATGCCGTCGGAACGGTGGCGGATCTCGACGGTCGCCATGTGGGTGCGGGTCAAGGTTGAGTGCGAGGACCCAAAGGTTCCGCCGACCCGACTCGGCCAGCTCCACCGCTTCGCTGACCAGATCGGCATGACCACCGCCGGCCTCGCTGAGATGGGCTGGAAGGTCGCCGTCGACGAGCTCAGCGAGCGCCGCAACAGCAAGCCGGCTGACGACACAGAGGCCGAGGAGCCGCCGCAGCGTCGGATGCGCGACACCGATGCACAGTCATGACATCGGCGCCCTTCCCTCGGATTTCAAGACTCTCGGCGACCTGTGGTCGGCGTGGATGGAGCGGCACTGCCGAGTCCCTGACCGGCACGAGCGCGGCAAGGCGTTCCGCGAGTACGACTGGCAGTTTTGGAACACCGCGCACCACGGCCAGGTCCGCCCTGAGGCGACCTTCGACCCTGCTGAGCCGCCGCTGAATCAGGCGTTCGTCTTCCGGCGGTCGCAGGTGATCGCGCCGCAGAAGATGGGCAAGGGCCCCTGGACCGCCGCCCGCATCTGCTGTGCCGCTGTCGGTCCGTCCGAGTTTGCTGGCTGGGCCGTCGACGGCGACGAGTACCACTGCGAGGACAACGGCTGTTCGTGCGGCTGGGTCTACCGATACCTGCCGGGCGAGCCGCTGGGGATGCGCCACCCGTCGCCGCTGATCCAGATCATGGCGACGTCGGACGATCAGGTGGCGAACATCTGGCGACCACTCGTCTCGATGATCAGCCTCGGCCCACTCAGGGAGCTGCTGCTCCCCCGCGGCGAGTTCATCCGCATCGTCGGAACCTCCGGCGACAAGGACATGGACCGCATCGACCGCGTGACGGCCTCGGCGAAGTCTCGACTCGGCGCCCCGATCAACGAGGCGTTCTTCGATGAGACCGGCCTCTACACGGCGAGCAACAAGCTCATCGAGGTCTGGCAGACGATGCGCCGCGGCGCCGCCGCGATGGGCGGTCGGTCGATGGAGACGACGAACGCGTTCGACCCCGCGGAAGCCTCGGCCGCGCAGATGACTCAGGAGTCACAGCGCCCGGACATCTTCCGGTTCTGGCGCGACCCCGATGCGGCACTGAAGCGCCCCGACGGTAAGCCCCTGAGCTTCAAGAACTCCCGCGAGCGCCGTCGCATCCTCGAGCACGTCTATGCCGGCGCGGACCACATCAACATCGACTCGATCGACGCCGAGGCGCTCGAGCTGATGGAGACCGACCCGGCCCAAGCTGAACGGTTCTTCGGCAACCGCCTGGTCCGCGGCTCGGGAACATGGCTTCCCCCGGGGCTATGGGAGGGCGCTTATGGAATGGCTGCCTGAGCCCGACGCTGGCACCCCGATCTGCCTCGGATTTGACGGCAGTGACGTTTCGGACTGGACCGTGCTCAGTGCGGAGACTTGCGACGGCTTCTCTTTCACGCCGCGATACGGGCCCGACCGGCGCCCGACGATCTGGATACCCGACGAGTGGGGCGGCACGGTACCTCGGAAACAGGTCTCGATCGCCGTCGATGAGATCCACGACCGGTTCGAGGTCGCGCGCGGCTACTACGACACTCCCCGATGGGAGACCGACGTCGACATCTGGGCGGGCAAGCACGGCGAAGAGTGTGTGATCGCCTGGCCGACCTACCGGGTGAAGCCGATGCATGAAGCGCTGGAGCGTTTCTACACCGACCTCTCCACGGGGCGCATTCGGCACGACGGGTGCCCACTGACGAACCTGGCGATGGCCAACGCTCGCAAGATCGCCAAGTCATCCGATCGGTACATCCTCGGAAAGCCGTCCCAGCACCAAAAGATCGACCCTGCAATGACCAGGGTCCTCGCCCACGAAGCCGCCGCCGACGCACGAGCCGCCGGCTGGGGCGACGAGGAAGACGACGGCCCCAGCATCTTCTTCCTGCCCTGACGATCAAAGGAGGCGGCGTGGCACTCACCGACTCCGAGGTCGAGACCCTCAACAGCCTCAAGCGAGGCCAGGTCAAGCGCTACCGCAAGGACCTTCTGCACGAGCGCTACCGCGAGGGTGAGGCGCGTATCGAGCACCTCGGCATGGCGATCCCGCCCGAGATGCGCCGGTTCATGGTCTACATCAACTGGATCGACACGCTCGTCACCAGCCACACCGATCGCCAGCAGGTTCGCTCGATCGTGCTGCCCGGCGAGGATGAGCCGGATGCGGCGCTGCGGTCGATGTGGGACGCCTCGAACATGGACACGCAGCTGTCGATGTTCTCCGACGACTCGTGGACCTATGGCCGGTCGTTCTTTTCGGTCGGCACCAACGAGAGCAATGCGGACTTCCCGATCATCCGCGCTGAGAACCCGATGGAGATGACCGCCAAGGTCAACATCCGCACGCAGCAGATGGACGCCGCAGCGCGCTTCTACAGGGACCCCGACACCGGCCAGAACAAGGCCGTGCTCTACCTCCCGGACGTGACGATCTGGGTCGATCGAGAGAACGGCAAGTGGGTCGAGAAGGACCGCGACAAGCACAGTCTCGGTGTCGTCCCGGTCATCATGCACCTGCACCGACGCCGCTCGGGTCGATGGGTCGGCAAGCCCGGGATCAGCATCCTCATGCCACTGGTCGACTCGGTCACTCGAACGATGACGAACATGCAGTTCGGCCAGGAGGCCGCCGGCATCCCGCGGATCTTCCTGACCGGCGTGGCGCAGGGCGACTTTGTCGACGACAAGGGCAATCCGATCCCTCGCTTCGAGGCCTACTGGAACGCGCTCTACCTCCTCAAGAAGGAGAACGCGAAGGCCGGCACCCTGACGCCGGCGGACCTCAAGAACTTCGAGACCGCCGTGATGACCAACGGCAAGCTGGCGTCGAGCCTGACCAAGCTGCCGCCGGACTACTTCGGCATCACCACGGCCAACCCGAGCACCGAGGGCGCCATCCGTGGCACCGAGTCGCGGCTCGTGCGCAGCGTGGAGGCGTTCAACGCCCAGGTCGGTGATCCCGTCGGCTGGACGATGGCGCTCGCCCTGCGTTTCGCGACCGGTGAGTGGGTTGAGGGGAACCGTGTCCGCGTGGATTGGTTTGACCCGGCGACCCCGACGGTGGCTCAGCGGATGGATGCCGTGGTCAAGGCGAAGTCGCAGGGCATCCTCTCCCGTGAGGGCGCCTGGGACGAGCTGGGCTGGTCGGAAGCGCGCAAGGACAAGGAGCGCCGGTACTTTGCCGCCGAGCGCGCCGAGAGCATCGATCCGGCGACGGAGCTGATCACTCGCGATCTGGCGATGAACTATGCCGACCCTGCCTGACGCCGCCGACCAGCACTACCGCCAGATCCAGAAGCTCGAGATCCTCGCTCTCGGCGCCACCCGCCGAGCGTGGGGTCGCATCGACGAGCGGTTCTTGTCGGAATCGTGGAATGAGCAGATCGTCCGCGTCCTCCCCGCCTTCGTGGCGATCCAGCAGCGGGCGGCATTCGAGGGCGGCACCTACGCGGCGATGTCACTGGCCGAGCAGGGACAGTACGTCGCCCCGGTCGAGTTCACGGCACCGCAAACGTTCGCCGGCTATGCCTCTGACGGTCGTCCGCTCGGCTCGCTGCTCTACTCGCCGATCATCCAGGCGAAGTCGTTGATCGGCGGCGGGCTCAGCGCCGACACTGCGCTTCGGACGGCCCGCAAGTCGCTCGACCGGATCACGATCACACAGGTGGCCGATGTCGCCCGGCAGGCCGCCGGAGCCGATCTCGCCAGCCGGCCGGGAACCGGATACGTCCGGATGGTCTCGGCGAAAGCGTGCGCCCGCTGCATCGTCCTCGCTGGCCGCTTCTACCGATGGAACGCCGGCTTCCTGCGCCATCCGCAATGCCTGTGCCAGCACGTCGCCACCCGCGTCGGCGACCAGGCCGAGGCTTACGCCAACGGCCTGATGGACGACCCGTACAAGGTGTTCGAGAGCATGTCCGGCGCCGAGCAGGCCGCGGCGTTCGGCCAGTACGGGGCACAGGCCATCCGAGACGGCGCCGACATCAGCCAGGTCGTCAACAGCCGCCGCGGGATGACCAAGAACGGCCTGTTCACCTCCGAGGGCACCCGCTACGGCAACGCCCGCCGCGGACTCCGCCCCGGCCAACGCCGCCTCACCCCCGAGGGAATCTACGACCAGGCCAGCCGCTTCGGCCACGGCCGCGACTGGACGATCGACCGGCTCCGCGAGCACGGCTACGTCCTGCCTCCCGGTCAGGTATCCGGCGGTGCGCTGCGAGGGCAGCGTGAGGGCTGGGGCCAGCTCGGCGGCGGCGGGCAGCGACGAGCCGCCCGTGAGGCCATCGAGGAAGCCCGCCGAACGGGCGTCCGCGACCCGCGCAATCGATACACGATGACCGCCGCAGAACGCCGCCTCTACGACGCGCAGATGCGCTATGAGACGGCCCTGAGCGGCTACAGCCCGTACACCAGCCCGGGATTTGGCAATGCGCCCGACCCCTACGGCCGAGGGCTGAACCGGGCCGGCGTATCTCGCCGCCCGGTGACGCAGATCGAGCTCGCCCGAGCCGAGCGCGAGTACCGCGCCTACCTGGCATCGGGTGGCCAGGTCTTCACCCGCTGAGACTTCCGACGACGCGATGTCGCCGGACCGGAAGCGCCCCGCGATGGGAGCTGCTCCAACCGAGAGGAACCCCATGACCGACACCAACATCCTCAGCCCCGACGCCCAGGCGTGGTTGAACGCGACGTTCGACCGCAACCGCCGCAAGTACGCCGGCCTCACGATGATGGCCGACGGCGAGGCTGGAGACGACGCCGACAAGGGCGACGGCACCGACAGCGGCGAGACCACCAAGGGCTCGAACGCCAAGGAGGAGGCCAAGCCCAAGACCGGCTCCGGCGAGAAGGGCGACGAGCAGCTCGGCGAGGGCGGCAAGAAGGCCCTGGAGGCCGAGCGCGAAGAGCGCAAGAAGCTCAAGGGCGAACTCGACCAGTTCAAGAACTCGCTGGCCGAAGCCCTCGGCATCAAGACCGAGAAGGGCGACGGCGACGGGAACGACCTCGTCACCACCCTCCAGCAGAAGGTCGAGGGGATGCAGCGCGAAGCCGCAGTCCTCAAGCTCGCAAATGAGCACAAGATCACCGACAAGGACGATCTGGAACTCCTCGGGTCCACGAGCGACGACGCCACCCGCGAGGCACTCGCCAAGCGACTCGCCCCCGGCGAGAACGGCAACGGCGCCCCCAAGCCCGACCGCACACAGGGCGGCGGAGGAAGCGCCGGCGAGAAGACCACGACCGGCTCGGTGAAGAGCGCTCGCGAGGACTACCTCGAGCGCCACAAGAAGAAGACCGCCTGACCAACTGGTCCCGCTGGGGCCGAGGTCTGACGGGAGCAATTCCCATCCCGAAGGGCACGACGAAAGGAACATCATGCCCCAGCTCAAGCGAGAGTCGGTTACGACCGGCGATCAGTCCTGGGTCGGGAGCGGACACGGCATCCACAACTGCCGCACGTCCGTCCTCGACGTCAGCGCCTTCACCAAGGCGGACCACTACCCCGACGGCTACTTCCCGTCCGGGCTCATCGTGAACGTCGCCGACGAATCCTCGGTCAAGCCCTTCACGGGCGCCACCGGCGAGGTCTTCGGCGTCCTGTTCACCGACCAGACCACCGACGGAGTCGAGGACCTCAACGTCCCGATCTTCCGCCACGGCTTCATCAAGGTCGACCGACTCCCGGTCACGACCAACATCCCCGACGACGCCCCGAATGGCTTCGTCTTCATCCAGGAGAGTGACGCCTGATGCCTCTATGGACAGAAGTCATCGACCCGTCCGAGCTGACGGGCTACGCGCGCGCCGAGCAGGCGATCTACGAGGCGCAGTCGGGCTCCCTGGCCCGCTACCTGCCCAACCGCGAGGTCGCTGACATCGCCGTCAGCTTCATCGCAGGTTCCAACGGCCTGGTCGAGGAGGCGCGCTACCGCGCCTACGACGCCGAGCCGGAGTACGGCCGCGGCGAGGTCGGCGAAGAGGTCATGCTCAAGCTGCCCGCCGTGTCGCGCCGGGAGTCCATCTCGGAGTACCAGCAGCTCCGCGCTCGCGGCGCTGTCGACGAGCAGTACCGCACGCCCATCGAGCGCGCCATGCGCCGCACGGTGCGCTCCATTGTCGATCGCGTCGAGCGGACCCGTGGCATCGTCATCAACACCGGCCGCGCCGCGGTCACCCAGAGCAACTTCAGCATGGACGACGACTTCGGTCGCGACCCGTCCATGTCGGTCGTCGCACCGACCCTCTGGACCGATCTCGACGCCGACCGGATCGAGTACCTCCAGACGCTCCAGGAGGCGTACATCGCCGCCAACGGGGTGCCCCCGGGCTCGATCCTGATGTCGAACACCGTGTTCGCCTCGCTGTCGCGCGGAGCCCAGTTCCGCACCCAGCTGAACAACGGTGCCTCGCGGCCGGCCGTCGCCGACGAGGTGCGTCAGTACCTCATCAGCGCCGACCTGCCCCCGGTGGACATCTACAAGCGGTCCACCAAGGCCGGACCAGTCCTGCCCGGCGACTCGCTGTTCCTGCTCCCCGCGCCCGTCGACACCGACGACGCCGAGGGCACCGAGCTCGGCGCCACCTTCTGGGGCCAGACGCTCACCGCGTCACTTCCGGACTACGAGATCGACGCCGAGGAGCAGCCCGGCATCGTCGTCGCCGCCCACCGCAACGATCGCGCCCCCGCGATCGCCGAGGTGGAGGGCGACTCGATCAGCCTGCCCGTGCTCGCCAACGCGAACCTCGCCATGAAGGCCAAGGTCCTCTGATGGCGAAGTTCACCGCGAGCGTCCTGCTGCGCGACCCGGCAACGGGCCAGGTCGTCACCTTCCACAAGGGCGACTCGGTCCCGGACTGGGCCAAGGTCGGCGACCACGTCGTCGAGCACCAGCAGGGTCAGGCCAAGGCGCCGGCCAAGAAGGCCGAGCCGAAGCCCGAGAAGTAACGAGAGAGGAGGCAGGGCGCCATGAGCTACACGATCCCCGAAGATGTCGCGGTCGAACTCGGCCGCCCTGCCTCCTCGATCACCGACGACGAACGCCAGCAGTGGCAGGCGTGGATCGAGCGCGTCGAGCGTAAGATCCGCGCCCGCTTCAAGCGCGAAGGCCACGACCTTGACGACGCCGTCGACACTGGCAGGCTCAGCCAGGAAGAGATCACCGACGTCGTCGTGAGCGCCGTGGCACGCCGCGTCCGCAATCCCAACGGCATCACCTCCACCACCGTCACCGTCGACGACGGCACGATCACCCGACGCCGCGAAGGCGTCGACGACTCCCTCGGCCTCGACCTCACCGACACCGAGTGGGAACAGCTCCTACCGGCAACCGAGGCCGACGCATTCAGCCTCCGCCCGACGTTTACGCGCGACCGATGTGGCGGGCGATTCTGGTGACCGACTTCGACTTCGGCACCGAACTCGCCGCCGGACTCGCAGAACTCCGCGGCCACGCGATCTCCCGCATGCGAGCCACCTGCGTCATCGAGCGCCCCGGTGAGGATGACACCGACGAGAACGGCGACACCGAAACGCCGTTCACCCAGATCTACCCCGACCCCGAGTGGCCCGACGATCACCCCCACGCCGATGGGAAGTGCTACACGCGCTACCCCGGTCTCGCGTGGGAGCAGACGCCCGAGGTGGCCGGCGCGACGATCGTCTCGTCGCGGCTGGTGGTCAGCATTCCGCACGGCGTCGTCGCCCGCCCCGGCGACGTTGTGACCATCCTCAGTGATCCCGACAACTCCCAGATGATCGGCACCCGCCTGCGGGTTGCCAGCATCGATGACCAGTCACAGGCGACCCGCCAGCGCCTGGTGGTCGATGACCTACAGGGGCCGCCGGGGATCACCTCGGCCTAGGAGGTTCACATGGCTGACGTCTTCTGGCAGGGCATGGACGAGTTCATCGCCGCACTCGAGGGTAAGGCCAACGCGTCTCAGGGCGAGGTGTCCAAGGTCATCGAACGGGGCGCCAACAACATCAAGCGGCAGCTGCGTGACGAGATGGGCCAGTCGCGACACTTCAAGCAGGTAGCCCAAGCGATCTCCTACGACATGCGCTCGGGTGGAGCGTTCGGCGGCGGCTTCGTTGAGGCGGAGATCGGACCCACCAAGGGCTCTCCGGGATCACTCGCGAACATCGCGTACTTCGGCACCAGTCGCGGTGGTGGCACGGTTGCCGACCCGCGCGGAGCACTCGAGGCAGAGATGCCGAATGTCGAGAAGTTCCTCGGTGACTTCGCGGTGGATATCTGATGCGAGCACACATGGAGGCCGTGAAGGCGTTGCTCGCGCCGCTCGGTCGAGACGTCTGGTTCATCGACGTGCCGGAAGGTCGACCGATCGCATACCCATACATCATCCTGTGGTCCTCTACCGGGCGGATGATCTCCGAGACACTGTGCGGCACACAATCCGACCTCGACGACCTCCTCGGCGTCACTTGCGTCGGGGTGAGCCCCGAGGCCGTCTGGTCGGTCTCCTCACTGGTGCGCGCAGCCCTGATCGACAAGCACCCCCAGGTCGACGGTCGCTACGTCGCCGAGCTCCGGCTCTATGACTCGCAGAATGTGCAAGCCGACGGCGACGTCACCCTGCCGAACAGCAACCGGCACCCGTACTTCGGAGTCGACCTCTACTCACTGAGGTCGACGCCCGCCTAACTCACCCGGCCACCAGTCCGACAGGAAGCCTCCTGCCGGGCTCCTCGTCATGCCCAGGAGGCCCCGATGTCGCAGTTCATCGACGTCTACGCGAAGTCGACCGGCGAGAAGCACCGAGTGCCCGCGCACTTCATGGATGTGCCGTCGATCGCGAAGCAGTTCACCAAGACTCCCCGCCAACGCAAGGCGGATGAGCGGGCCGCCGCCCGGCAGTCCGAACCCGTGGCAAGCAACCAAGAGGCCGCCCAGGTGGCCGAAGACCAGACCCCGGACGCCGGGGACAAGAAGGAGTAACCATGCCTCGTTCCCTTGCCGACGGGCGCACGAAGTTCACCCTGCTCACCACCAAGCCCGCGAACCCGGCCTCGCCCACCGCAACCGAGCTCAACGCCGGCATCGACGCGTCCTGCGCGGTCCTCGCCTCGGACTTTGCGTTCGGCGCCGCCGCGTCGGACAAGCTCAACGAGGGTGCACTCTGCGAGGACTCCAACGCCAACACGAGCACCCGCTCGAACTGGCAGGCGAACTTCACCCTGTTCCGCTACTACGACTCCTCCGGCGAGTCCGCGCCCGACGAGGGCGACGACGCGTTCCAGGCGGTGAAGGTCAAGGGCACGACCTTGTGGGCCTACGCGCGGCGCTCCCCGAAGCGCTCCACCGAGGACTGGGCTGACGGCGACGAGATCTTCCTCGGTGCCGAGATCTCCACCGACAACCTGCTGCCCCCGTCCGACATGGGCGGCTGGATCAAGTGGCGCCAGGAGGCCGACGTGCAGGCGGGCTACCCGTTCATCGAAGTCGCCGCGGCCTGATCCCAGACCCCCGGGAGGGTGCGTGCCGCCACGGGTCGCGCCCCTCCCGGGTCACCAATCCCCATCTACCCGTGGGCAACCCGTGGAAGGAATACCATGACCGAGCAGACACCCGAGACCCCCGACCTCGAGAACGAGGTCGTCCCGGCCGATTTCGACGACGCGTTCGGCGACTGGATCGGCGGTGCGGCGCTGACTAAGCGTTCCGTGACGATCTACGGACGTCCAGATCTGGCGGCGGAGTTCCAGTCGCTGGAGCGCGAGAAGGCCGTCCTCGAAGAGTCGTCGGAGCTGACCGACACCATGGCCGGCGACCCGCGGCTGCACGAGATCGAGCAGGCCATGGGCGAGCTTTACGACCAGTGGCAGGCGTCGAAGTCCGAGTGGATCGTGCAGGACATCTCCGCACAGATCGACCAGGTCAACGAGGCTGTCGGCGACGCACCCGTCGCCCCCGAAGCCCCCGAGGAGCCGAAGCTCCGCAAGGGCGCCAGCGACGTGCAGAAGCGGGCCCACACGGTCGCGATGCAGAAGTACGACCAGGCCAAGGCCGAGCACGAGGCCGCGGTGCGCGAGTACGAGAAGGCCGCGTCGAAGTGGTCCGAGGAGTACGCCCTACAGTTCCTCGCCCACGCCGTCGTGGAGGTGCGGTTCCCTGACGGCCGGGTCAGTGATGGCGTGAGTGTCGAGCAGCTGCGCGCGATGCGCGCCAAGCTCGGTGAACGCCAGCTCCGGAGGCTCCAGGACGAGGCACGCCAGGCGATGACCACCGAGCCGGTGATCAGCGCCCCTTTCTCGCCGAGCGACTCCCAGCCCATCCAGGAGTAGTCCAGGCGCTCCGAGCGGCACGCGAGTGGGGAACTACCCCGCTCGTGATGCTGCTCGGAGATCACGACCCGCGTTATCGGTCCTGGACGACCGATCGGAATCGTTTGCTGGCTCAGGCGCTCACGATCTACGAGTCAACCCTCTGCAAGGGATGCGGGCAGCCGCTCCATGAGTCGACCGACGAAGACGGCCCGCACTATTCAGCCGAGGACTATCTCTGTCGAGGGTGTGCGGTCCTCTCGAAGGCCGGCACCGACAAGGACGACCCTGGCACCCACTGGTACCTCGAGGTGGAACGGCGTTAGTCGGTCAGGACTGCCGTTCCAGAGAAGGACTCTGGCCCTGAAGCCCTCAGCGAGCATCGGAAAGATGATCGAAGACTCGCGCCGAAGGCGTTTTCAGCGTCGACCTCACCCGTGACGGTCCATGACGCACCGCCGTTGTTGACCGCGCTGACGTTCGAGAAATCGGCTGTACCTGGCGCTTTGAGTTGGTCCTTCACCAGGTTCTCGCATGCAAGCCTGGCGCCCCCTGGGCCACCAACCCTGCCGTCATCGGAAGCGCTCTCGTTCGGCTCATAGAACGCCCACCAGACGAGTGCGAGCGCGACAACCGCAATGGCGACGATCTTTAGAGCGAACCTGTTGAAATCGCGCTTCTTCTCTTCTGCTGTGGGTTCCGCCTGAGGCTTGCGCTCCCAGGGCCGATCAGGCGTGCTCACGAGTCGCTGACCTCGCGCTCCATGACTGCGTACCCGAGATTCAACTTGCTCGGCCCGGGCAGGACCCCAACGAACCGATAGCCGTGCTCAGCAACCTGATTGAGCTTCGCGCTGATCTTGTCGTCTAGCCGCTCGGACATTTTCGACATCGCCGGGATGTCCACCGCCACGTACTCATACCTCTTCTGCATGCCCGAACCCTATCTGACATCGGAGGTGTCTCGTGGCGAGTCAGCAGCGATCCATCACCGCAGTTCTCCGAGCCGAGATCGGCCAGTACAAGGCTGCGATGGGCGAGGCGGCATCCGCCACCGAGAAGGTCAAGGGGAGCGCCGAGGGCGCTGGCAAGGCGACGGACGAGGCAGGCAAGAAGGGCGCGCGTTCGGCCCAGCAGATGCGCGAGCAGTGGTCGCAGGTCGGCAAGCCGATGCTGGCGGTGGGTGGCGCGATCACGGCCATTGGTGCCGCGGCGCTCAAGACCGGCATCCAGTACAACACCCTCCAACAGCGGGTCCGCGCTGGCTTGACGACGATGCTCGGCTCCACGGCAGCGGTCAATGCTCAGATGGAGCAGTTCGACGCGTTCGCCCGAAACTCGCCCTTCTCGCGCCAGACCTTCTTGACCGCGCAGCAGCAGATGCTCGCCTTCGGCATCGAGACCCAGAAGGTCATCCCCTATCTCGAGGCGGTCCAGGACGCGGTGGCCGCTGCTGGCGGCGGCAACCAGGACATCGCCGAGCTGACTTACATCATGGCTCAGGTCGGCGCAGCCGGGAAGATTACGGCCACCGACCTGATGCAGTTCGGTCAGCGCGGCGTTGACGCGGCCACGCTGATCGGCTCCCAGATGGGCATGACCGGCCAGGAGATCCGCGACTCGATTACCGCCGGCACCCTAGACGCCAACGAGGCTCTGGACGCGCTGGCCGCCGGCATGACGGATCGTTTCGGCGGAGCTGCGGCGAACGTGAAGGACAGCTTCGACGGAGCTCTCGACCGGGTGAAAGCTGCCTGGCGTGACCTGTCGGCCGAGCTCGCCGAGCCGTTCGTGTCCGCTGAGGGCGGCGGTATCCTCGTCGACCTGGCGAACGGGGTCGCCGATCTCATGCGTGGCTTCCAGGGGCTCCCCGAGCCAGTGAAGGCCAGTGCGGCAGCGCTCACGGGAATCACTGGCACCGCGCTGCTCGCCGGCGGGGCGTTCCTCACGCTGGCGCCCAAGGTGATGGACACTCTCCGGTCGATCAACCGGATGGCCGAGGGTACGGACCTGCTTAGCAAGCGGATGCTGCTGGTCCGGGGCAGTGCGGCAGCCGCGGGCATGGGCCTGATGGCCCTCTCGGGGCCGGCCGGAGAGGTCAACGAGACCCTCGGCGGCCTGACCTCGGCGGCCGGGATGGCCGCGATGGGCTTCGCCGTTGGTGGGCCGTGGGGTGCTGCGATCGGTGGCGCGATTGGCCTGGTGTCGTCGTTCGCGGGGGCCAACGGCGCCGCCGTTGCTGAGGCCGAGGCACTCACGGCGACCCTGGACGAACAGACCGGCGCGCTGACGGATAACTCGCGGGAGATGGTCGCCAGCGCTCTGGCGGCCGCCGGGGTCTACGACATGGCCGGCGATGTGGGCATGTCGATCTCGGACATGACCGACGCGGCCACCGGCGGCGAGGCAGCTTTCAAGCGGTTCGCTGAAGCGCTGATGGCAGCCGAGGCCGCTGGCGATATCGACTTCTTCCAGATGACCGAGCTGCTCGATATCGTCGGCCGGCAGAACGATGCCGCCACGCAGGCCACCGAGCTCTGGAAGCAGACCGGCGAGGCCATGGATGGGGCCACCGAGTCGGCCGATCGTCTCGGCTCGGCGAGCGAGCGGGCAGCTGAGCGGTTTGGCATGTCTGGCGAGGAGTACGCAAAGCTCGCCGAGGAGGTCAACAGCACAGCGTCCTCGTTCTTCGGGCTCGGTGAGGCACTGAACGACAGTGAGGTGTCCCTCAGCAGCTGGATCAAGAGCATGGAGGACCAGACCAAGGCGCTGGTCGAATTTGAGTCCAATGCCATCGAGGCGGCTCGGCGCGGTCTCGATGAGGGCCTCATCAAGTCGCTGCGCGAGGCCGGCCCTGAGGGTGCTCTACGCCTCGGCCAGCTTGCCGATGCCAGCGAGGAGGAAATCGCGCGAGCGAACGCCGCTTTCATCGAGGGCACCGAGAAGGTCGGCGAATACGCCTCGTCGGTCCTGACCATCCCGGACCACATCTACACCGAGTTCGGGTTTCCGGGCGCCGACGAGGCGTTCGACCGTGCCGCGGAGTTGCTGCAGAAGTACGACCTCCTCGACGAGCGCGAGGTCCGCACGTTCATGGAGCAGGTCGGCTTCGAGACCGACGACATCGAGCGGATGCTCGACTATCTGTGGCAGCTCAACCAAACCGAGGCCGTTGCGACCGCGCGGATCGTCGGTGACAACGCTGGCGTGGACACCGTCAACGCTCTCCTCGATGGCCTGTCGTTCCTCGATGGGATGAACTCGACGCCAACCCTCGAGATCCGCGATGGCGCAACCCAGACCCTCGAGGAGGCGATCGAGTCCACGCTGCTGTTGGACGGCACCGAGGTCGAGCCCACCGCGACGTTCAACCCGCGCCCCGTGACTGATCCGGCGCAGGCGGCGATCGACCGGCTGGCGTACCTGGGCGGCCTGCAGGCTCGCCCCTCGGTCTCCCTCTCCGCCCCTGGAGTTCTCGCCACCCTGTCGCAGATCACGAACATGATGCGGGGCCTGGCGATGATGGGGCCGGTCAGCCTGGCGCTCGACGTCGCTGCCCGCGTGTCAGCCGCAAACGCCAACGCCATCGGTGGCTTTTACGACGGCGGCGTCCGTGCGTTCGCGGGTGGCGGTATCGACGAGCGCGGACGTCATGTGCCCCGTCAGCCGCAGATGCGGTCCGGTAGCCAGGGCGCGGTCGTGTGGGGCGAGGCCGAGACGGGTTGGGAGGCCTACGTGTCCGGGAAGCCGGGCATGCAGAGCCGGAACCGGGCGGTGCTCGGGGAGGCCGCGGCGCGCCTTGGTGGCGACGTCACCTGGTACGCGAATGGTGGTATCACCGATGCGGTGTCGCCGGCCGAGTTGACCCGCCTGCGTATCCGCGTCCGGGACCTGGAGCGCGACCTGCGTGCGACCGGTGATGACCGGCTGACGGGCCTGGACAGGACACTGGCGCAGCAGGAGCTGCGGGACGCGAAGGCGGAGCTGGCGGCGACTACCGCGGCGAACCGTGGCATCCGCGGCGGACATACGGCCGATTCGTGGAATATGGCGCGGGATCGTGCGCGGGATTTCGCGTCTGATTTCGACAGTTCGTGGTCGTCTCCGGCATCTCTGGAGCGTGCCCTCGCGCAGAAGCTCCAAGAGTCCGCGCAGTTCACGCAGGTGCTCGCCGAGCTGAAGCGGAAGGGCGCGTCGCCGTGGCTGTTGGAGCAGTTGATCGCGTTCGGCCCGTCGAAGTCGAGCATCCGCACCGCGAAACAGCTCACGCAAGACACCGCCCGGCTCAAGCGCCTCAACGCCATGTCCAATCAACTGGGTCAGGTCGCCGACGTGTACGGGCAGATGACGTCCGACCCCAGGTTCTTGCAGGCGTCGACGGGTGGTCGGTGGGAGCCGCTGTGGGCGAACCAGCGTGGCGTGCTGGAGCAGACAGTGAACCTCAACGTGACCCGGCAGGCCGACCCGGATCGTGAGGCGCGTGAGCTGACCCGACTGATGGAGTACCACACCCGCACGGCGGCAATGGGGGCTGGCATATGACCACGGTCGTCCTCGGCGATTCCGGCATCACTCTCGGCGCGACCGACGAGTACGGGGTTGAGTGGTCACTCCAAGAGGGCTCGGATCTGTGGCAGCCGAAGCCGTCGCCACGTGATGTGTCCGGTGATCGGACCGTCGGTGACGGAGCCTGGTCCGCGACCGAGCACTACGGCCCCCGCGTCCAGCAGTTCGAGGTGCATGTCCATGCGCCGTCGCACGAGGAGCTGCACCGTGCTCACGACCGGTGGCGCGCGGCGCTGAGCCTGCGTGGCTTCCGCGTGATCGGCTTCGAGCCGGGGTTCTCGGCTGGCCGGTGGTCGATGATGCGGCTCGACGGTCAGGTGCCGTGGAAGGAAGCGACGCCCGGCCCGGGGCGTGCGGTCGCGGCGACAAGTGTGTCGCTGCGCGCCGATGACCCGCTGATCTACTCCGATGCGATCCGTCAGGTCATCACGGGCGCGCCGTCGACGACGGGCGGGCTGGTGTGGCCGGCGTCGTGGCCGGCGACGTGGGACGCGGTCGTCACGACCGGTGTCCTGCGGCTGACCAACGAGGGGTCCGAGCCGACCCCGATTCTGTGGCGCCTGGACGGCCCCGCCTCCGACCCGGTGGTCACCGACACGCGCACGGGCGGCCGGTGGCGGCTTGCGCTGTCGCTGGAGGCCGGCGAGTGGATCACCGTCGACGCCGCTACCCGCCGGGTTCTCGCCTCAGGCAACGCGCAGGCGTCCCGGAGGCCGCAATGGTCCGGCACCTGGATGAGTCTGCCGCCCGGTGGCGGGGAGTACGCGTTCACGGCAGCGGGGACGGATGAGCGGACACGACTGATGGCGACGACGAGGGACGCGTGGATCTGATGCGAGGAGACGACTGATGACTGATGGTCCGGTGATGCGGCTCAACCAGATCGAGTACTCCGCGAGTGACGAGCGGCTGATGTTCTCCGCGCTGCTGGCGCCCGCGGGCTCCACTGGGTTCTCGGCCCGGTCGGGTAAGCGGCCCGGGGCGGGTCTGGGTGCGTCCGTGTCGGGCACGACGGTCACGGTGCAGCCGGGCGCGGGAGTCATCTACGATCCCGCGTACTCGGCGAGCGGACCGTACCTGTTCGCGTTGCCGGCGCTCAAGACGATCTCGCTCGGGGATCGGCCGGGTAGCGGTCAGCGGCGTATCGACCTGACTGTTGCGCGCGTCTATGACGAGCCGGGCACGAGCGGGCGCCGCGAGCTGGTGATCGAGCGCGTCGAGGGGCAGCCGTCGTCCACGCCGGTGCGTCCGGCGCTGCCGCCGCTGTCGCTGGAGATCGCGGCTGCTGAGGTCCCCGCTTCGGGGGCGGTGTCGCTGACCGTCTCGGGTGTCCGGACGGTTGCCGCTGGTGGGGTGCTGCCGGTCGCGACGACCGCGATGCGTGACGCTCTGCCGTCTCCGTACCCGGGGTTGACCGTGTATGTGGAGGCCGCCGATCAGCTGTGCTCGTGGTCTGGGAGTCGGTGGCGCACGTATGCGGCGGTCGAGTCCGGTGTCTTCACGGTCGCGGCGCAGTGGTGGAACGCGGTCGATCTCGGCTGGCAGACCGTCGGCGGACTGACGACCCTGTCGGGTCGTATCCAGGCGCTCACCGGATCGATCAGCGCGGACCAGACGGCGACCCTGAATGGCATCCCGACGCCGACACGCGCGTGGGAAGGCCTGCTGCGCAATGGCAACGCCGGCGCGCTGTCCGCGTCGATGTCCACCTCGCGGGTGATCACCATTAACGGCAAGATCACCTCCTACAACTCGGCGTGGATCAATCTCGACGGGCTCACGTACCCGTCATGAGCCTGACCTGGTATCTGGCCGACCTGCAGTCCGACCAGGTCATCGACGTGCTGCCCCTGTCGGTCGGGTCGATGGAGCGCACGATCTCGGCTGCGACGTCGACCACCGCGTCGCTCGACATCAAGGACCCGACACTGCCGCCGAACTGGTCGAGTCTGGTCGATGGCCGACGCCAGTATCTGGTGCCCGTCGACACCGCCCCCGACGGCGTCGAGACACCACTACTGGGGTACTTGGTCGAGCGGGTGATCCCTGGCGAGCCGGAGGTGCCGTTCGCGCTCAAGAGCCTCGAATCGGCTCTGGAGCTGCTCATCTGCCGCGACCACGACTTCACCCAGGTCGACGCCTCGCAGATCCTGGCGACCCTCTGCTCCGACGTGCTCGCCAGCCGCGAGATAGGCGGGTGGAGGTTTGAGCTCGATGTCACCGACTGTGGCCTGCTGCTCGATCAGGACTACTACTGGACCGAGGACCGCACCATCGCCTCCGCGGCCGACGACCTCACCAGCGCCGAGGGCGGCCCCGAGTACCTGGTCAGGGTGACGTGGGCCGACGACGATCACACCCGCTTTCGTAAGACGATCGAGATCGGTCCCCAGGTCGGCCACGACATGGCCACCACGGTCATCGAGAACGGCGACCTGTCCTCGCGCACCCGCCCCAGGGACTGGTCCGAGTTCGGCACCCACGTGATCGCTACCGGTGACGGATCTGGCGACAGCCGGCCCATGTCGCAGCCGGTCGTCGACGACGAAGCCATGGATGCCGGCGTCCCCCGCCGCGACGTGCGGCACGCGGCGTCCAGTGTCGATGACGAGGCCGTCCTCGATGTGATCGCTGCCGGCGAAGCCGCCCGTCGCCGCTACGGCACCCGGTCGTGGGAGCTGGAGATCGTCGCCGCGGCCGATCACGCCCCGCGGGTGGGCCGGGACTTCGACGCCGGAGACACCGTCTACATGGACCTGGGGCCGTGGTGGCGGTCGAACATCCGCCGCTTCCGGCAAGGCTTCGGGATCGGCCGTTTCGGTGCCGGTGCGTTCGGCGTCGGTGAGGGATCGGTGTCCGATGAGGATTTCCTGATCGACCCGGCCGAGTGGCGCAACCCGGACGGGACGCCCGCGCCGGCGCGTCTCGCCGGATGGAGGGCCACCGTGCAGGGCCGGACCATCACGCACGTCACCCCGGTTTTCTGGGACGAGGAAGGGGAACGCTGATGCGGCCGATGGATTCTGAGGACCCGTGGAAGCGCATCAAGCCCATCCTCGACAGGCTCCAGCGCGAGGTCGCCGAGCTGCGGTCCACCACCAGAGCACTCGGTGCGACCGCGATCAGCCGTGGTGACCTGACCGTCGACCAGGGCGGCAACATCATCATCGTCGACGGCGGCGGGCTCAGCATCGCCGATGGCGGCGGCATCCGCGTGACCGACAGCGGCGCCATCATCGTCTCCGGGCAAGGCAGCCTTGAAGCCCGCGATGGGTCCGCGATCCGCGCGCGCTACCCCAACGGTCAGGCCGCGATGGTCTTCGGGCGCCTGACACCTGAGGACCTCTACGACATGGGTCTGCTGCTGCGCTCCCCGGAGGGGGAGGCGAAAATGTGGTTCGCTCGAATGGCCGACGAAACCTTCGCGTTCACGTCGGTCGCCGAGCGGAATGTCATCGGCAATGACTCCTCGGCGCTGACCTCTCTGCGCGGCCAGGAAGTGCGGCTATCGACACCCCAGCTGTCCCTCTACGAGCTGCCCACCACCTCGTCGGCCGCGAACCTGCACCTGGGGACGGTCGGCGGCAAATGGACCGTCGCCTACATCTCCTCCTCGCGCCGGTACAAGCGCGACATCGCGGACCTGGCGATCGACCCCGACGCGGTGAAACGGTGGCGGCCGCGCACCTGGCGCGACAAGGCTGACGTCGACGCGGTCGGCGACAATGCGGCGCACCACATCGGCTACATCGCCGAGGAGATCGCCGACGCCGGCACCCCCGAGCTCGTCGTCCATGACGCCGAGGGGCAGATCGATGGCCTGGCCTATGACCGGATGACCGTCGGCCTGCACGCCCTCGCGATGCAGCAGGAGCAGCGAATCGTCGACCTCGAGGCCGAGAACGCGGTCCTGCGGGACCGACTGGCAGCGATCGAGGCACGACTCGGCATGGACAGCGAGGAGGACTGACGTGGCGATCGCCTGGCAGACCATCACCGACCAGTACGACATCCCAGTGAATTTCGGGGACGTCGACGCCTGGGGTGATGACGTGGCGTCCTCGATGCGTGCGCAGATGACCGAGGTCGGCGTCGAGGCCGACCAGCTGTACTACAGGACCCGCGGCGGGGACGTGCTCGGCCCGTTCCAGCTCCCCGCGGCACCCGGCGGCACCGATGCTGGGGTGGCCGCGTATGTCGCTGACGGGAGCTCGACGCCGGCCGCGCTGGCTGGCTGGGATGCGCGCCGGACCACGACCCGCAACGTGCTCGACTACGGCGCGCGCGGCGACGGGCTCGCCGATGACACGGCCGCGATCCAGGCGGCCCTCGACGCAGGCGGTGACGTGTACCTGCCGGCCGGGATATACCTGGTCAGCGACGAGCTGCGTGTCGGGTCCTACACGACGCTGCGGGGCTGCGGCATCGACGTGTCGGTGATCGTCGCGGCCGATTCGATGCCCCGACGGCTCAACGTGGTCACCAACGCCAAGAACACGAGGTCGGCTCGGCCCGACAGTGACGTGGATACGACGCTGCGGGTCGCGGACCTGACGATCCTCGGGAGCTATGACTCCCGTCCGACCGGTGGTGAATGGTCAGGGAATGCGTCCGGGGTCTACCTGGCCGGAGTCGCCGACACGGTCATCGAACGCGTGAAGGTCGTCCGCGCGCCGCTGCACGGGTTCGCCGTCGACGCGTCCTTCCTGCCCACGCCCGAGCAGGAGTCGCCGACTTTCTACGCGTCGTGCCCGTCGCGTGATGTGGTCATCCGTGACTGCATCGCCATCGACTCGGCCGTCGACGACGGTTTCACCACGCACTACTCCCACGACATCGTCATCGAGCGGTGCGTCGCCACCCTCGCTAACGTCAACACCGCCTCGGGTGGGGTGCAGAACGGGTTTGAGGTCGACGACGGCTCCTGGCGGGTCACCGTCCGTGACTGCGTCGCCCGGGGCTGGCAGAACGGCTTCCAGGTCAAGGGACACACGACGTGCCCGCCGGCCTACGACATCACTATCGATGCGTGCAAGGCCATCGGGTGTGCGTGCGGGTTCGCCTGCGCAGCGTCGCACTGGTCTGCCCGGAACGTCACGATCCGGTCCTGTGAGGTCATCGGCCCGGCCGATGTCGGCACCGATGGCAACCGGGGCTGCTCGATGAAACTGTACGGCTACGAGGACGTGTTCGTCCGCGACTTCACCATCCGCGACGCCCCCTATGGCGGCATCATCATGTACACCAACGGCGTCATCGTGCTCGACGGGATCACCGCCTACAGCACGTTCACGACCACGACACCGCCAGAAGGCAGCTCGGACGGGCTCATCCGCGTCACCGGGCAAGCCACCTCGAACGCGAACATCGTCATCCGCGACGTGCGCGCCTCCACCCCCATCGGCGCCGGACACCTGATCCGGGTCAACGCCGCCACCGACATGCTCGTCACCATCACCAACGTGGTCGGCGCTGGCCCCGCCGCCAATGCCGCGGTCTCCCTGCCGTTCTACAACGCCGGCCACCGCGTCGACCGCATCCAGGTCAGCGGATTCGGCGGGCTGGTCGAGTTCCGCGGCGGGTCTGGAGCGACAGCCGGCATCACCGGTGCCCCGCAGGTCCTCACCGGCACCGGCGACCCCAATGGCAGATTCTTCGCCCCGCCCGGGTCGATGTTCCTGCGCACCGACGGCGCAGCGGGCACGACCCTGTATGTCAAGACGACGCCCGCCAGCTCGGCGTCCTGGACAGCGAAGTGAGGCGCGCATGACCGAGCCGCCCTCTACCTCGGAGGTCTCCCGCCGCTTGGACCGCATCGAGCAGCTCCTCAAGGACTTGCCGAATCAGGCGATGGTCTCGGAGATGCTCCGGTCGCGGGACACGCTCCTGACGACCGTCACCGATGACCTACGCGACCTGACCAAAGCGCTGGCCGAGGAGCGTGTCGAACGAATGCAGGCCGACCGCGAGGAGCGCCAGTCCCGACACGAGGCCTTCGCCGCGCTGGAGCGCAAGGCGCAGGTGTCACGACAGATCGCCATCGGTGCCATCGGACTGGGTGTCACGATCCTGCTCGGAGTGCTGGGGCTCGTCGTCCCCGTGATCAGCGGTGGTGGCGCATGAGGCGCTGGCTCAAGCTGGCGGGGCTCGTGGCCGCCATAGCGATCGGTGCTGTCGTCATCATCCTGCTCGGGCAGCTGATCGCCGCGCAGGAGCAGTCGCGTGCTGATCGTGCCGAGCTGTATGCGGAGCTGGCCGAGCAGCGTGAGGCGTCCGAGGCACTGGCCGAGCAGGTCCGTGGACTCGGCGAGGAGCCAGTGGTCGACGCAGCACGTCCCCGCTCGCCGGAGCTGCGGTATGCGCCGGTCCCTGGTCGCCCGGGGGCCGACGGTGAGCCCGGAGCGCAGGGTGAGCCCGGCCGCCCGGGGCGCGATGGCGAGGACGGCGAATCCATCATCGGCCCGCCCGGTGAGTCGATCGTCGGCCCTCCTGGCATCACTGGTCCCGCTGGACCACCCGGAGCGTCGGGCCCGGCCGGCCCTCCCGGAGAGCGTGGCACCACTGGTGAGCGTGGCACCGATGGTCGCGGTATCGCGGCGATCGCCTGCACGTCGCTGACCCCGATCGAGCTGACGATCACGTACTCCGACGGCACCACGGCGACGGTCTCGTGCGGGCCGGTCGAGCCGGACCCCGAGCCGATCCCCGAGTAGCACCCACCCCCTTCTTTCCGCCCGGTATCACCACCGGGCTTCTCGTCATGCCCGAGGAGGCACCGTGTCCTACACGACTTTCCAGACCGTCTGGGGTCCGCGCAGATGCTGCACGTGCCTGGCCCAGTGGCTCCCCGCGTTCGCCAAGCGTCTCGGGGTCAGCGTCTCGGCCCTGCGAATCACCCAGCTCACTGGCGGCGCGGCGGCATCGGCCGGCACGCACTCGCAGGGCGGCGCGGCTGATCTGCTGTCCACCAATCGCGAATGGGTGCGGGTGGCCCGCGAGATGGGCGCTGCCGCGTGGGTCCGCACGACCGCGCAGGGATTCGACACCGCCCACATCCACCTGGTGCTCAACGGCTGCCCCCACAACGCGCCCGCCCGCTACCAGGTCACCGCGCTCGCGGCCGGATTCAACGGCCTCGGCAGCGGTGGGCGCGGTGGCCGTGACGACGGCCCGGGCCCGCAGCGCCTCCGTACCTGGCAGCAGGGCATCGCCTGGGCAGGGAGTCCCGCGACACCAGCTATCCCGCCATCCACCACCCGAGATCGAGGAGATGACCTCATGCCTGCTGTCCTCTACTGCGCCACCGGATACAAGCCCATCGTCGCCGTCGGCGGCGCGTTCTGGGCGCTGGAGAACGACAATCAGCGGTCCGCGACCGAGGGTCAGACGCCCACCGTGTGGCTGACCGCGAAGACGCTCGACGAGCTGATCAAGGACGCCCGCCGGTCCAAGACCAAGGATTCCGCGCCAGTCGTGCTGCGCTGCCCGGCCTACCCGCACGGCGTGTACGTCGCCCACGGCGGCGCGGTCGTCCTGGCGAACCGCGACGAGCTGTCCAACATCCGCACCGTGCTGGGCTGCGGGGAGTTCCACATGTCCGACGCCGGCGCCCAGCGCGTCATCACCGATATCCGGAAGGGAACGAACCGATGAACACCATCACCGAGAACGCCAAGGCCATTGTCGCCCTGGTCGGCTCGATCGCCACCGCACTGCTCACGGTCTACGGCCCCGATACCGAGGTCGGCCACGTGCTGACCGTCATCGCCGTCATCGCCACGGCGGTCGGCACCTGGGCCGTTCCCAACCAGGCCGTCAGCGCCTCGGCCGGATATTTCGAGTCCGAGCCCGGCGAACACCGACGCGAGGACTGACCGGCATGCGCGACATCATCTCGATCCGCTCGGTCGTCGCTGTCACCCTCCTCGGATGGGCGACGGCGGCGACCGTGGCGGGGTCGGTGTACGGGGTCGGCCGGCTGGTCGACATGGTGAGAGGACGTATCTGATGCCGTTTCCTTCATATGTGCCGACCGTGCAGGTGTCGGCTGGTGGTGCGCTGGTCCTGGAGTCGGCGGATCAGCTCGAGCTGGACGTGACTTTCCAGGCGTCGCGTGGTCTGACGTGGCAGGGTACGGGGATGCAGTTCCCGAATCTCGGTGCCTCGGCTGATCGGTCGACGGCTGGTGGCGAGGTGACGTGGACGCTGCCTGCGACGAACGTGGCGGGCTGGCTCGACCTCAAGAGCCGTTCCCCGATCGACGTCGATGGCGGCGAGCGGCACACCCACTCATACACGGCCACGATCCGTATCCTGCGTGGCGGCAAGCAGGCTGGCGCGCCGGTGAAGATCGGCCCCTTCGTCCTCCCCGAGGGGTCGGGTCCTGTCGACCTTGACACGCTGATCCCTGCCGAGGGTGTGCAGGGTCAGCTCATCTCGATCCCGGATCAGTGGTCGGCGCTGGTGGCCGAGGCGCAGGCTGCGGCCGATGGTGCGGCTGACAGCGCTGCGGCAGCAGAGGCGGCGATGGTGGATTCTGATGAGTTCATCGCCGGAAGGATCAATGATCCGGAGTCGGCGACGGGGGTGGCGCTTACTGCCCAGATAGGCGAGGTCGGATCGGAGGCGGCGGACGCCATCGGCGAGTACCAGTGGATCTATCCGCAGGCCATCTACGTGACCACCCCGTCGCCCCGCACACTGGTCGGGTTCATCGGAGCGGATCGAGGTGACGGCCGAAGCGACGTGGGCGTTGTGGTCTTCGACCACCTGCTTCGACGAGCACAGCGCGTGGTCATCGGGGACGCCCCCACCGACGACCACAACGTGCCTGCGATCCAGCAGTTGCCCTCCGGCAAGTTGGTGCTCGCCCTCGCCAGCCGAGGCGAGACCAACTCCAACCAGATGCACGTCTGGGCCACCGACGAGTCCGGTGACCTCGCCACCCTCGGCCCCCGAGTCACCCACAACATCGGGGGGTCCGCCTCATACGCCCAACTCCACCCCGACCCGACCGACCCGACGCGACTGTTCATCATGGGACGCCGCTGGCAGAACGCCAGCCCCTACGACTGGTACATCGCGCGGCTGACCATCACGGACACCGGGGTCTCCTGGGGGACCATCTACTCGCTGCTGAACTCGACCGTGGGCCGCCAGCCCTACATCACGTCAGTCCACAGCGAGACCGACGGCGTGCGCCTCGCCCTGACCGACAACCCCAGCAACGGCCTCAACAACGTCCACTATGGGTCCATCGACCTCGAAACCGGCGACGTCCACAGCCCCGGGAAGAGCATCAGCGCGAACGTTCGCACCGGAGCAGGACTTCCTCTGGCCTTCGAGGACTTCGATCTGGCTCACACGGCCGGAGAGGGCAAGGAGTTGCGGACCTTCGCCGTCCGCTCGGGTGGCCAGCCCGCCATCCTGTGCGCAGCCGGGAACACCGGCTCGACGTTCGCCAGCAGCGCCGTGTACCGGGAGGTCGTGCGCGCAGACTCGGACGACCCCGGCCTGCACATCACCGGCGGGACCGCGTCCGTGGCGACGCCCAACATCCCGGCGTTCGACGGGTCGCCGCTTGACCTGCGTATCTGGATCGACGTCAACACCCCTGCCGTGTCCAAGGGGTTCATCCGCAAGTACGTGACGGCGGGGAATCAGGCCGCTTGGCAGTTCCGCACCATCGCCTCCGGGGCACTGAGGTTCATCTGGTACCCCACGGGCGCAACGACCCCCAACGTCACGGTCGATTCATCAGTCGTCCCCAACCCCGACGCCATCGGGTACCGGGTCGAGTGCGATCCCTCGACGGGATCGGGACACTTGGTCCGCTTCTACGAGACGCTGGACGGCGAGACGTGGACGCAGGTAGGTGTCGACCGAACTGGTGCCGCGTCGTCCCTGTTCGCGGGAACCGCGCCCATCGAGATCGGCGGCGGAACCGACGCCGCCCAGGGGATCGTGAGCAAGGTCGAGATTCGCGTCGGGGGCACCCTCGTCGCCTCTCCCGACTTCCGAGACGCGACACAGTGGCTCGACGGTGCGACGTCCGGATCGACCGGCATCGACGCCCAGGGCAACGAGTGGACCATCGGCGGCGCGGCGTCCATCCATGGCACCGGGTGGCAAGTCGCCGACCTCGGCCCGAGCGGTGCGGCCCTGAACCCGTCGACGCCCACATACATCGGCGGTCTCGCCTATCCCGTGCCCTCCCGAGGGGCAGTCAAGTACCGCAGCCGCGAGGCCAGCGGAGTGTGGCAAGTTGAGAAGGTGGCTGCTGTCGCCGTGGCACTCCGGCCCCCAGGGTCGCGTCGGCTGGTCCGCCCCGTCCCCGTGGTCGGTGGCGGACCGTTCGACGTCATCGTGTCGGATGTCGACTCCTACGGTGGCTTCTCTACCTTCGACTCTCGTCTCGTTGGACTCTGA